AGTGAATGTGGTGAGTGTCATGGTTCAGGTGTGTTGGAGATTGAAACTTCTGTATCTGATTGGAGCCATGGAGGATACATCAAGAGCCGAACAGTTGAATGCTATGACTGTGACGGCACAGGCTTGAACGAAGTAGAACCTGAAGAAGGAGTGTGAGACTATGAGCGTAAGCAACATGACCGTCCACAGTGTGGAATGCATCAAACTGAAATCGGTAGACTTGGAGAAGGATGCAACGTGGAGAGACATACAGATTAAGACAGCAGGAGGTCACACCTTCACTCTGACACTGTTCGCAGACGATGCAGACAACCTAAGGATTAACCTACAGGAGGCTGCGGACTAATGCCAAACTTCCAGAACATTGTGTATCACATACAAGGTAGTGAATGGATCAGACCTAAGCAAAGGTCATGGGCAGTCTTTATCAACAGACCTGACAAGAAGAAAGGTAAGCAAAGATACAACTACCTAGGAAAGCTGAGCCACAGCCATCACTTTCTAGACGATGCAGACAAACCTTTAGACAAGGTAGCTGAAGGGTTCTACGAAAATAACTACAAGGCAGGCAGGCAATTCAGCTTCGAAGTCATCGACAATGAGTGCCATTGGATGTTACACTATCCCAACGTCAACAGGACTATCACAGGCATAATCCGAAAGAGTCAAGTAACAGGTAGGGGAGTTAAACCCAATGGGTAAATCAATAGAAACCCTAGCATATCTAATCCAAAAGAAAGGTGGAGACATGTCCATAACAAGAGGAAAGGAAGGTGCGACTTGGGCTATAGCAGTCACCTACCCTAAGCAAGGTGGGTACACATGGTGGACCGAAGGGCTACCGGGGGATACCTTAGACAAATTAGCTAACAGAGTTAACGGGAGGTTCAACCAATGAACCAACCCAGAGGAGTTAGGTTTGTCTTAGTCCAAGGCTTAGACAGAGATGTAGTCTATAGGTTTGAAACCGTAAGCCACAGGGACAAGTGGGTAGCTGAGAACCTGTGGGCTATCGAAGGCCACCACCAACTCCTAACAGCTAGGCAGGTGGACAGAGCTTTAGCTGTCAACAAAGACACAATCTACAGACCATTACAGGAGAACCCCAATGACTGAACTGTTCGAAGCTATACAGATACACCTAATGCACAAGCATTCTAAGGTGCCGACCAAAGGATCATCTCAGGCTGCTGGCTATGACCTGTACGCTAGTCAGTCCCTCGTTCTGTTCCCTTCGGAGACAGGCGTAGTAGGCTGTGGTTTCCAAATGAGGATGCCAGAAGACATGTGTGCTATGGTCTGTAGTAGGTCAGGCTTAGCAGCTAAGAAAGGTATCTTCGTAAGTAACGCTCCGGGTATCTTAGATGCTGACTACAGGGGAGAGATTAAGGTTATCCTGCATAACTTAAGTCGCTCACCTTTTAGTGTCAAACCTGGGGACAGGATAGCGCAGATGGTATTCCACAAAGTAGAGAGGACTAGCCTAAACATTGTAGATACCTTCGTATCTGATGACACAGATAGAGGCACAGGAGGATTAGGTTCTACAGGAGGTACATCCTAATGCCCAAAGAATATAACAGTCTCAAGGAGGTAGAGGCAGACCTTCAGAATTGGTTTAACTACAGAGACCACCTCATACAGAACAAGAAGGAGTTCGAATTTAAGTATTGGGAGTGGGCTATGCAGGAAAGCACATCTAAGATTACCTACCTCCACGCAACTAGGAACCAATGGATAGATGCAGGTCAGTTATGAATACTGATCTACTATCTACAGTTGTATTCCTAGCCTGTCTAATTAGATTTGATTTAATCATTGTGGTTATCCACAGATTTATTTCACTTCTAACCCTTGACAGAGGTTGACCAAGACCCCACTCTCTTAACCATACTAAGGATATCCTAAGTAATATAACTACTATATAACATATGATAGTTATATACTAAGGATATCCTAAGGAAGGAACCTAAATGCCTCAGCTAATTCACAAGCCATGTCCTTACCCAGGTTGTGGGTCAAGTGATGCCTTCAGCTTTCATACAGACAAGGGGATAGGGAATTGTCACTCCTGTGGTAATGGATACCCAAAGAAAGGGATTGAGTATGAGGATCACTTCCTTGTAGAATACCCTACGAAATACAAAACGAAGGATACTCAAAGCATCTTTCGTCAACAACATCCAACTGAAGGGACTGACTACATGCAACAACAAGCAAACGTCTTCAGCATCAATACCACTAAGGCTTACAAGGCTGACAGAGGTATCACTGAGGCTACCATGAAGGCATACGAGGTGGAGACCTCAGTTAATTCTGATGGTGTCAGCGTCGAACAGTTCTACCCTTACCCCGGTGGAGGTAGGAAGATTAGGACACTACCTAAATCCTTTAAGGCTGACAGAGGTTTCAAGTCAGATGAACTATTCGGAATGGATAAGTTCAACGCAGGATCAGCTAAGGCTTGCACGATAACTGAAGGTGAGGTTGATGCTATGTCAGCCTTCCAGATGCTAGGTTCTAAGTACCCAGTTGTGTCACTCCCTTCAGCTAACCCAAGTCGTAGGTTGTTTGAGAAGTGTAAGGATTGGTTGGCATCCTTCGATAAAATCTATGTGTCTTTCGACAGTGACGGTAAGAGTGATGCAGTAGCAGCTAAGCTGTGTGCCTTATTCCCTAACCGTATCTATCGTGTGTCACATGACAAGTACAAGGACGCCAATGAGTTCCTACAGGACGGTGCTGAGTACGACTACAGGAACGCTTGGTGGAACGCCAACAAGTACACACCTGAGAACGTATTCAATACCACCGACCAGTTCCTCAATATCTACAACGAAGGGGAAGACAGTAAGTACCTGCCTACAGGAATTGAGGCTTTGGATCAGACCATCTTGGGGCTAATGCAGGGTCACTTCACTATCTTTCAGGCACCTGAGGGAATAGGTAAGACGGAGTTCATGCGGTTCTTAGAGTACAACATCCTACTGAACCACACAGATGTACCTATCGCTATCTGGCACAACGAAGAGAGCAAGCGTCGGTCTCTACTAGGCTTAGTATCCTACGACTTAGGTTTGAACCTAACTAGGAAGGACTTAGTTGAGGCTCACGCTATGAACAAGGAGGTAGAGGGCAGCATTACGTCACTAACTAAGAATGGGATGCTATACCAGTTCACTATGGGTGTAGACGATGATCCTATGGAGCTGCTAGACAGGATTAGGTTCTTTGCTACAGCCTGTGAATGTAAGTACATCTTCTTCGAACCTATCCAAGACTTAGGTTATTCCAAGCACGGTGATGGTACGCTTGAGCAGTTCCTGTCTGAGCTATCAACTAAGTTAGCTAGGCTGGCTACCGAACTGAACGTAGGGATCGTAACGATTGCCCACGAGAATGACGAAGGTCAGATTAGAGACTGCCGTATGATCGGTAAGAGAGCCTCAGTGGTTGTCAAACTGTCTAGGGATAAGTTTGCTGAGGCGGACACTGAGCGCAACACAACCACCCTGACTGTCATTAAGAACCGACCGGCAGGCACTACAGGTTTCGGAGGTCAGTTGCTATTCGATCCAGATAGCTTTACCCTGTCTGAGACATACCCTTCATCCTTTGAGGCTTAAGAATATGACTAAGGTCGTAGCTATGGACATAGAAACAGACGACCTAAATGCTACCTGTATCTGGTGCATCTGCACTGAGGACGTTAGTACAGGTGAGCAGGATCAATTCACCTACGTTGACAAGTCAGAAGCTGAAAAGAAAAGGTTCACCGACTACTGTGCAACTGTGGATCGTTTCGTATTCCACAACGGCATTCAGTTCGATGTACCTGTAGTCAACAAACTACTTGGTCCTGTCATACCTGAGGCTAAGGTGCTAGACACTCTGGTAGTCAGTAGGTTCTTGAACTACGAGAACGAACCACTCAAAGGTGTCAAAGGTAGGCACAGCTTAGAGTACTGGGGCAGGAGGTTGGGGTTACACAAAGGCAACTTCAAAGACTTCTCAGACCTAAGTCACGAGATGCTAGACTACTGTAGGAATGACGTAGACATAACCGTTAGGCTCTACAAGAAGTTCCTGCCTGAGTTAAATGCCCCAGGCTTAGGTACAGAACACAGTATCCAATGTTGTGTCAGAAGATGCACGA